TGAGTTATGTGTTCTGAATGTATGCATTATAAGTTCAGTAACTACAGCAACCATAGATAAATCATTATCAGGACTTGAATCCGCATCCAATGCTTTATATTGAACTTCATTAAAATCATTGAATGATTTCATAATTAAGTCTTTCGATACCTTTTCTAGTCTGCACGCATTAAGTATGGTTGATTGATTTTCAGGTAGTAATCTAGTGTCTATTACAATAGGAATTTCAGAAATAGGGGCTACACAATATGGACATTCTGTAGTAACACCCCATATTAACCTTGATGTTGTAATTTCATCACTGGTTTCAAGTTCTAAATGGATTTGATGTATACATTCGCACATGATATGCAAGAAATTGACTTTGAAATGAAGACTAGAATTTGTCAAAGTCATATGTGAATCACTTTGACCCGTAACATTCTGATACATATTACTTAGAATGTTAGGAACGATGGATTCTCTAAATCGAGGAGCTCTTGCATGATGCTGAACAGTCCCACTTTTCCTAGTAGCCGTAAATGGTGCTAATTCACTAGGTTTAATATCTGTATATAATCCTAGAACCGATTTTAAAAGCACATCCAAATTACTAGTAATACAGTTTCCTGATGAATCAACAGAAGATTTCATCACCCATGAAAACAAGTCTAGCAAATTTTTTACTTTTATAATCAAAGGATCTTTATCTTGAAAACTAACTGTAGGAGCGATATTTCCTGTTCTAGTTGTGTACCCCATGAATGGACTTTTATCAGACACAATCCAATGAGGAGATACATCTTCATTTAAAGCATTGTCAGGAGGAGTATATTCATAAAGGAAATGATTTTGCAATGCATGTTTATTAATATTCATATCAACAGGTCTACATAGCATTATTTGATGAGTTAAAGGTGGCATTGAAACACCTGTTATTGTTTCTCCCCAGGTGTAATCTCTAATAAATTGAGCCAATTCTGCAGGACATGAGATAATTTTGATCATTGTTAGATCAGTCTCTCCTGAGATACCTCTATCTTTTAATTTTTTGAATCTCCATTGTTGAAGATATTCTTCACTCTTAATAACAGACCGTAACTTTTTATCTGAGGATCGTCTGTTTCTTCCTCTCATTATGAATAAATCCATGACTGACCGTCCTGATTCGAATTTTCTTAATAGTTCACCTAATATTCCTTCTGGTGTTGCACTATAAATAGTAGATAAGATCTTAGCATCTTGAGGTTTCGCTGATGATAAAGTATCTATGATCATTTTGCTTTCAATTGAGTTCGATGCTCTAATGAGATCCTTAACATCCTGATTTCTGACTTTCCTCTTTAATGCAGGCAATATATAGGATCTTAATTTCGAAACAGGTAGCATAGGAGTGAAAATATTCAGACTATAAGGATCTCTATAAAGTCTTGTCATATCTTTATTTCTGATAATCTTACATCGCAAAAATGATTTCATAATATGAACATACTCAGGATAATGGGATGTAGCATAAAATATCATATGGATGAATGGGGATAATAAATCTGATTCTGCTCTGACTCTCATGTTATGAAGATAGATAACTGGGAAACCACCTAACATGTTAGGAATTAATAAACTTACCATCATTTCATCATCTGTTAATCCATCATAAAGTTTACAAGTCACGAGTTGCCAATACGACCATATCAAAGCTGTGAAGTATGCTCCGTATGTATTTGTCATGCATCGACAAGCGCTATGTGCATTACTGAAGGAACTTGCTATATACTCATCAAGAACAGCAATCATAGCATTATTTGCACCATAAACCTTTTGTATTTTCCTAAATCCTTGTGGCAATTCTATAGTTCCAACACTAGAACTCTTTGAAAAAGTAAAGTATTTCTCACTACCGTAAGATTCTTGAACTTTTATTTCATGTCCGAATTCTTTGGCCACAGTTTCTACTTTATTAACTATCAAATGATGATAATATGCCATATCATGACTAATCAGCATAGTAGGATGGATTAATACAGCCAGCCTCATATCATCCCCTTTACATAACATATGATACTTCATATTCAAATCTTTCATGGCATACTTGATTTGATTTACATAGACCCAGACCCATGCATATTGATTTAGTCCGTCTATTCCTCCTTGTTGTCCCTCCCAACTATAAGTTATGTCGCCGTCAGGTACAACAAATAAGCTTTTCTCATAAGCTTCATGAATTCTATGCATGACATCATTTCCAAAAATCTTTGATAATGTCTCTCTTATTACAGGGCATACTGTTTCGTCTCTAAAGCAGTTATTCCATCCACTACTATCAAAGTTTATGTACAACACCTTGAATCCTCTATATGCTTTCAAAATTGTCCTGAAAGAATATAATCTTTTTGATATATCAAGCTCACTCATAGTCATAGCTTGTTCATCACAATACATATCAAGAAATTTTGCTACATTTTTCTCCTGAGCTAGACTTCTTAGCCTATCTAAGTATGTCTTCACACCAAATCCTCTAAACTCTATCTTATGTTCTTTCTCTTTAGGAACTAATCTAATTATCAGATAATCAGCTAATTCGTTAAGATCATCAACTTCAGTATATCGTTTTAGGAATTCTTGATGATCCAATTTCTTTAGAGGGTTTAATAGATAATAAAGTAATAATCTTGTTTCTGACCAATTGTAATTTTTTACTCTGGGATTTGATAAGAATGTCTGTACAGCTTGATGTCTTAAGACAGAAATAGACTTGTCTTTCAGAAATGGTATGATGTTCTCTAGTTGCTGAAATTCCATAACTTTGCCCAATTCTACTCTAGCCCAATCTCTATTTTCAATATCTCCAAACAACTTAGTTATACTAGGATGATAAGGGTCTTTATTCCTCAAATTTGCATATAGTAAAGGATCTTTCCCTGGTAAGCTCATACTTATGGTACATTCAGGCCATTTCCCGTGTCTATTTATGTAGTTCCGAACAAATGTTTCTTTTGCTTTATTGACAACCCATGCAACTGATTCATAAGTTATTTCTTTTTCTATAGTAGTTCGTTTATGTAATTTGATTGCTCCCTTTTCCATGTCTACGAATGGATGACCTAGCACCTTAGATAAACAACCTAATTCATTTCTAAGGGGGATTGAAGCAGACAATAATATATCTCTTAATCTACTATCCATATAATCAAACCCTATAGAAGATAATAGATCTTCTTGAATATTATCCAATAGATCAGTATTAGCCCAATCTTCAGTTTCCATGAGAATTTCACCTATAACCATACTTTCTATGCTCCCTGAAATATTTGCAAATTTATCCTTAAATCTTTTACTTAATAATGTCATCTCTGTTACGAACTCAACAACAATATCGTATCCTGCCTCTTCATGACATATTCCTTTCTGATACTGAATTAATAATAGAACAGAAAGTAAATCAGATAACTTATTGTGAATTAACAATAAATAAGACATAGGCATCAGATATCTACTTCCATCATTCATGAATAATGTACAATGATGAATACTCCATTTTATCTCCATATCCAATTCTTTTATTGACACGTGACTACCTTTAGTTAATTCATCCAGCTTTTCATTATCAGATAAATGATTGCC